GGTAGTAACGGACCGTCGCCGCCCCTTCAGGGCCGAAGGCTCTGATGTGGACGGCCAGCTGCGGGCATCCCCGCGTTTTGGCGCCCTGGGAGATTCCTTCTTCCATTTTGACGATTTTTCCTTCGTAGACGCCCGCGGGGAGGAATCCGTATTCGCTGGGCTCGCCTTCTGATATGTAACTGAACATAATGGTTATTTGGTGGTTGCGGTTTTGGAGACGGAGATTTTTTTGACGTAGGAGGATCCGGCCCCCGTCCTGACCAGTTCTTCCGGGAATTGTTGTTCCGGCAATGCTTCCGCGAACAGGGCGCGGAAGACGTCCGCCTTGAGCGGGCCATAGGATTTCAGGAGTTTCGGGACGCCAATCCAGGTGGCGTATTTGGCGACGTCTTCCGGAGCGACGGTGTCCGTGCCTTTCCGGGAGACGCGCCTGAATCCGGGGACTTCCGTTCCGTTGTTGAGGTAGTCGAGGATTTTTTCTTTTCCTTTTTTGACGTAACTTTCCAGCACAGCCGCCTTGGTGACGAATTCCGCCAGCCTGGATGGGTTTTCCGCGATTTCGGCGAAGCTTTCTTCCAGCGTTCCGGCTTCCGCCAGGGTCAGCATTTCCTGCGCCGCCCGGTTCCGCAGCGGGCAGGTGTCCTG